AATGCGTGGGTGTACAGCAATGCGCGGGTGTCCGGCAATGCACGGGTGTCCGGCAATGCGTGGGTGTACAGCAATGCGCAGGTGTACGGCGATGCGTGGGTGTCCGGCGATGCACGGGTGTCCGGCAATGCGCAGGTGTACGGCGATGCACGGGTGTACGACGATGCACGGGTGTACGACGATGCGTGGGTGTCCGGCAATGCGTGGGTGTACGGCGATGCACGGGTGTACGACGATGCACGGGTGTACGACGATGGCTTTATCTTTTGGGCCTCAAAGGTCGGAACGCAAAATGGCACGCTGACTGTTTACAACACCAAAGACAACTCGCTACAAGTTACGCGTGGATGTTTCATTGGCTCGATTGATGAGTTTCTGGCCAAGTCAGAAAAAGAGCATGACGACCAAACGCATTTGGAATATCGGCTCCTGATCGAAGTGGCGTACTCACGCATCACACGCGCTGTAACCAAGGTGAAATCATGAACCTACTCACTTGCCCCAAGTGCAACGGCTCTAAGCGTGTGTCACCAACTGATAGCATTCGTAAGTACCTGCCCAACATCGCAGGCTATGACGCAGCCACTGACAGTTTCCCCTGCGACAACTGCGGTGGGCAGACCATGTTTGGTGTCGCAACCGGGCAGACCCGCGATGGATGCTTGCACGTTTACGAAAGCAAGACCGTCAGCAACTGCTATCACCGCGTCACTTGCACGAAGTGCGGTGACATTTATCACATTGACTCTGGAGACTGAAGATGAAAACAACATTGAATTTAATCCGTTCTTGCTCGCCTTGCGAGTCAGGCTGGAAAAAGCTTCTGGCGCACCTAGGCAAGACCAAAGCTGACGATGTGCTGGTAAGCATCCTCACTATCCTCGACAGCAACGGACTGGATGACGCGCTTTGGTGCCTACAAACTGTCAAAGGCCGTGACCGTGAAATCAGACTATTTGGAGTCTGGTGTGCTCGGCAAGTGCAACACTTGATGACCGACCCGCGTAGTCTTGATGCAGTAGATGTGGCTGAACGGTTTGCCAATGGCGAGGCTGACCAATCCGAGTTGGACGCAGCACGGGCCGCAGCAATGGCTGCGGCATTGGATGCGACAAGGGCTGCGACAAGGGCTGCGGCAATGGCTGCGACATGGGTTGTGGCAAGGGCTGCGGCAAGTGCTGCGACATGGGATGCGACATGGGATGCGGCAAGTGCTGCGACATGGGATGCGACATGGGATGCGGCAAGGGGTGCGGCAAGGGCGGCGGCAAGGGATGCGGCAAGGGCTGCGGCAAGTGCTGCGACATGGGATGCGACATGGGATGCGGCAAGGGGTGCGGCAAGGGCTGCTCAAGAAAAACGCCTGCGTGAACTGTGTGCTGACTGCGAGGGGCAAGCATGAAACTAGGCCAACCATCACCAACAGGGGCACCAAGGGTAGCAGGCATATCCCTGACACCGGAGCAGAACGAAATGGTGCTCAAGGCACACGCAAAGCTTGAGGCTGAAATCGGCACACGACTCACGCGTGGGCAGGTTGTATCGTTTCTGGCGATGCGGGTTGTGGGAGAAGGGAAATGACACTTAAAGCAAAATCCTTAATCACTGTCTTCGGCTACCCAGGCATCATCATTAGCGAACACAACGTCAATGAGTGGGTTGTCGAGTACAAAACATCCACAGGGCTTGTCCGTGCGCGGGTCAATAAATTTAATGTGAAAGAGAGAACGAAATGAGAAGAATTGTCGGTATTTGCGCGGCCCTCATGCTAACGGGGTGTGGCTACGCTAACTTAGACACCGCCAAAGAAAACGCCTGTACTCGTTTCGCTGATATCGGGTACCAGTGTGTCGGCTATGAGGGCTTCAATTGGGGCTTCTGGCTTGGTGGGCGTTATGGGGGCGCGAAAGTATGGTACTCCTTAAAACGGGCTGACAACCCAACAGTGATCTACACCGGATATGCGCAATATTGGGGAAGTGAATTACATATTTACGGCCCCGCCGCGATTGACGCAATTAGGGGAACGAAATGAAACTACTAGAGCACGAATGCCTCCCATTGGCAGTGGCCGCAGCATTTACAGCAGTGGTCTTGTTCATCGGCTGGTACTGCAAGATGGGAGTATTCGCATGAACACAGAAGACGACAACGAGCTTAGCTCACTAACCATACACCTACTCTTGGGCCTGTGCATGTTCTCCGCCTTGGTTGTGGTGGCAGTCTGGTTTTGGAGGAGCTTGTGATGATGACAACAATTCTACTCGTGTGGGGCCTAGTGGCGGTTAGCACTTACGGTAACATCAACAGGTATGAATGGCGACAACTTACTACAACGCAAAATGTAGGAGCCGGCCACAAGATCGCCAAGAATCTCAAATTAGAACCAGAAAAGTACCTATGTGTGACCGCTTCAACAGGAGAAAACAAATGAGTGTGACAAAGGAACCCTGTGACTGTCTTAACGTCTGCGGCGATGACCCCAGAGTAGCTAAAGGGTTGGTGACTCCGTGTAGTACACAAGTAGCTCTTTCTGTGACTGAGGCCATTGAAATAATTGAGCGCCAGAAAAGAGAACTAGAAGGCTGGAGATTGAAGATAAATCAGCGCGGCTATGAGATGCAGATTGACGCACTGACTGCCGAGTGTGATGCAGATGCTAGGCGTCTTGACTGGATTGAATGTCGTGCGATGAATGGAAAGGTAGAAATTGCACGGTCCATTATGAAAACAGGATATGAATTTGGTATTCACGCAGGTAGCGGAATGTCTTGTTACGTGAAAACAGGAACGCTACGCGAAACGCTGGATATGGTGATCGCAAAGGACACAATTAAATGATCCACGCAGATGAAATAGTGGCAACACTCACGCTGCACGGCCCGATGACGCAAGACCAACTGGCACGGTACTTCACAGTACCCAAGTCGTACATGGCCCAGAAGCTTAGTCGCATGAAGGCAGACAGCTACATAGAGGTTGTCGGCTCAGAGAAGATACCCGGTAGCAACTACAAAGTGCCGGTCTACGGCATTGGCTCAGAGCCAGTGCTTCCAAAAGACAAGAAGCGTTGGACGGAGGTGCATCAACGAGCCGCAGAGTTGCGTGCAAAGCAAAGGCTCAAGCTGCGGGCTACGAAGCTACTGGCCAAGAGCACTCCACGCGTCATGCCGGACTTGCGAATGACTTTTGTTTTTAATTTGGGAGCGGAAGCATGAGCCGGTGCCTGCTACATAAAACAAAACAAAACTTGCAGCGTTCAAGGATTACTTGACAGATCAGGGCTTTCAGCATCGGCCCGGACGAGGCTTGTATCAAGTGCTGCAAGTGCAAATCAATGGCGGCCAGTGGCAGTGCGTGTTTGACAGGAATGTAACGCCAGAACATTACACCGTCGCCTACCCACTTGAAAATGTAGTGAAGCAGTTTATTCGATATGCAAAGGAGAACAGAGTATGAACGACAAAGAACTACTTGAACTTGCGGCCAAGGCGGCGGGGATTGATGTTTGGACTGACATTGATGGAGCGATGTACTGCGCGAATAAAAACGATTCCGAAAGAAAATGGAATCCACTCACAGATGATGGCGATGCGCTGCGGCTGGCGGTGAAACTGGGATTAACAATCTGCAACGAGCATGAAAGTGCAGGGGCCGTCTGTTGCACACGAGCCGAAGGCGAAGACTTTCCAGTAGTTGAGTCCGGCGCGGTTGGTGACCCTCCCGGCATTACAAACGAGGATTACGCAGCCACACGCCGCGCCATTGTGCGTACAGCTGCAGAGATTGGAAGGAATATGAAATGAACGAAATCAAACTTGCGCTGGATGCGCTGAAACGATTGCTTGAGGTATCGCCTTGGCCTGCGGAGGACGCAACTACGAGTGATGGTTGTTATTCAGATGATCCTGTTGAGAAGCAAACAAGAGAAGCCATCGCCGCTCTTGAGGCTGTGCAGGTAGTTAAAGACCGCTGCGAACACTGTGGCACCAAATTAAGTAATTACCCTGTTGGCGGCTGCCCCGAGTGCGGCGCTCCTATTTGTTGCCAGAAGTGTTGCAAAGAGGCTGTGCAGGTAGAGCCGGTAGGCATGTTTGAAATCTGGACCGATGGCACATCTGGTTATCCGCAGTACGACTTGGCAATTAAGCCGGAAACCGTGGCTTCTCTTGGTGACGGCGTGCATGCTGTTTTCGCCACACCCCAACAGCCCGCACCCGGATGGCAGTGGGTGCCGATTGAGCCGACGCCAGAGATGATACTGGCTTATACTAAATGTAGGACGCGTGCTGGCGAGTCATGGGCAAGACATCAGTATAAAGCAATGTTGGCAGCAGCACCAAAGGAGACAACATGAAACACCCACACCACCTAATCCTGCAAGCAATTGCAGAGGACGCAAGTACGGAGATTGAATACCAGCATCCAGAAGGCAAATGGTTTCCTTGTGACCTAGTTTGGCTACTTGGGCATATTGCTGGAACATACCGCATCAAGTCCAAGCCCTTCTTGGTGAACGGCGTCGAGTGCCCGAGGCCAGTGAAAGACTCTATACGGAATACGATGACGATTATTGCCTACGCAAACAGCAGGCGAGGAATGAGGAAAGAGCTTCACTTCGCTGCCGACGCCGACCTGATGACAGTGTTCAACGCGGTTATAAAGCCTTTCGAGGAGCAGGGGAAATGACAAGTGCATTCCATGATGAACTTGCACTAATTCCGCAAGTAAACGGGTACACGCTGCCAGGACCGGCTTACAGGCAAGGCTACTACAGCAACAAGTGCGGGTACTTTGGAGTATCTGGCCCTGCACATGAATTGCCGATTGAAAGCAGACAGGGCACCGCTGTAAGTTACCCCTGCCCATACCTTGCGACTGGCGGGGGAATCTTCTACACCGCTGAACAGTTGCAGCAAGCCTATGCCGCAGGATGCGCTGTTGCCATGCCGGAAGCCTACACCGCAGGCCGAGAGGCTATGCGGGAAGAAGCGGCGAAGTTACTTGCAGAACAGGCTTGGGGAAACGCCATTATCTTAATCAGGAACATCAAACCATGAACATCGCCCAATTAAAACATCGGGCAGCGGTGTCTGAGAGCTGTTTACCAGACGCTCCGTATAGAGATATGCTGCGACAACTACATCTGGATATGTTTGCATCAATGCGGCTGCTGCAAGATGAGCGTGATGCTGCACTGATGGATGCGAAGCGGTGGCGAGAGTACCAAGTGCGAAAGCAAGCAGTCGTTAACGCTGGTATGGCGAAGAACGCGATGCGAACAGAAGCAATCAGCTCCTTGCCACCCTATCAACCCGGAATAAAACGTAGGAGTACGGTATGAATAAAGACTATTTGCAGTCCCTTGCAGCAGAACACAACGCACTGGTTGAAGCCGGTGGAATCGCTTGGAAGAAGCTCGAAAAAGACGGAGAGCGCGTGCTTGAAATCAGAGCGATCATCAACACAGAAGCACCCGGTAGTTATGACGAAATAGCACTTCTGTTTGGCGGTGGGATTGAGTTGGACTTCTCAGGGATAGCCCATCGTGAACACATCACCGACGACACCCCCTGCTGGTGCGAGCGATGAAACTAAGGACTCTATGACAAAAGATCAAACCTGGCGGTTAATCATTACAGCCACCAGCACTCCACTTCTAGCCCTAATTATCCATAAGGCGAATGCCCGTCTCCGCAGCCGCAGGGACAAGGTAGGGCGAGGCCTGATTGAAAGCTTCGGCTACTGGCTTGGCCAGTGCTGGGCGAGAACTTACCGCCCCCCTAAATAATGACTGTAGTGGCGTTGTATATAGCCCTGCGCCACCTACAAGCGCTGCTGGGATGGCTGGGTTAAGCGCCCCGGTTGCTAAGGCTCCAAGTCCCCATGCAGCACGTCCTACGGTGCCGCTATCAGGAATCTTATCTCCAAGAACCTTTTGCCCAGCACTTGATAGATCTTGCATTAAAGCGGTTCCTCTTGCAGTTGCACGATCTCTAACACTCTGATCAGCTCCCCTGATGGCTAGATTAAGTTGCGACGGTGTGAATATACCTTGATGGTTTACAGCTGCCCGTGCTGCTCCTTCAATAGGAATTAGGTTTGCCCATGCACGATCTGCCGAATTAAGTAATGCGGCTGCGTCAGGATTGGCTCGTTTTGCATTATCAGTAATTATTCTTTGAAGCTCTTTAATAGCGTCCCCAACCTGGCTTTGATAGGCGTCGGTTGAACCAGAAAATTTAGCCGCATCGTTTCCTAACTTGCTGTCGATGCGTTTAAAACCATCTCCCAAAATAGACCCGTTAGGAGAAATATCTGTTTTTATTGCATTCCAAATTGTAGTGAATGCACCTTGCTCTTTTGATGGCAGATTAGTCACCATGTTTTGAAGATTATCTATTTCACCAGCGCCAATTTGGTCAATCTGAAAATTACCGAGCATGGCCTTACCCTGGTCGTAAATAGCTGAAATTTTGTTACCGGCCTCTTGTACTCCTTCATGCCCAACACCGTTTACTGTCGCCCCAACTTGTCCAGCTGCACGGTTGATACCAGCACTGTTGAATTGGTTACGCGCATCTGTCCGGGCCGACCTAATCATGTCACCCATGATTGGCAAACTTTGAAGCTTTTCTTCTGCCGCATTAGCCCAACCGCCCAATGTCTGACCTATTGTCGGTTTGACACCTTCATTCTTTAAAAGCGTAACCGCAGGATCAACTGACGCGTTAGGACTGACTATACGAGATGCTGCGCCCATAACCGTAGGAACAATTGCACCTGCTGCTGCGCCCATTCCAGCTTGTTTTGCTTTTTCTTTCCAAAAGTCATCGCCTTGTGTGACGGGATTCAACACTCCTGACACCGCCCCTTGCCCAATGCCTGATGCTACCTTTCCCAAAAGTGTGGCCGCTTGAGGCGCGCCGCCCGCTATCGCAAGATTAACAGGGCTGGCTACGTTTCCAGCAAGACGCCAAGCGTCAATGCCTTTTTCTCCAGCTGCCGCTCGGCGGGCCTGATAATCTTGCTCTTGTGTCTTAATTAGGTCGGTTGCTCCGCCTTTGGGCAACGCAGTCAGGCCACCGGTATTATTAGCTATCCAGTTGTTTACCGCGATATTAGCGTCATTGAACCCTTGTGGCATAACCTTTTCAAGCATCTGAGCGCCTGCGTCTATCGGGTCTTTAACTCCACGGTACACCTTCTCTAGGACGCTTGGGCCAGGCGATGGTGTGGGCACTTCTGACGCCTTTGGGGGCTGTAATTTTGATACGTCATAGCCATTGCTGGAAAGCTTAGCAACAAGATCAGACTGACTCATATCATCGGGTACATTCTGAATGACGGTCCCATCTGGTAGAGTTACATTCATTTCAGGTCTCCAAAGTTGACAGTTTTTGCTTGATCGTTAGCTCCAGGTAGGCTGGCAGGCTGAGGCCCTGCCTGCCCTCCAGGCTGGAAAGGCCCATTTGCAAGAGATTCAAGCCTGGTCTTGATTACAAACTTGATGTTGTCAACCGCAGCCGCTCGCTGCTCTTGTGTTTGCGTGCTGTTAAGATTTTTCAACGCTCTTTGATACTTGCTATCAGACAGAACACCTGTGCCCATCAGCCCGCGCTCAACTTCTGCAAGTGTGTCATCACGAAGATTGTCAAATCCCGTAACTGCCGCCCCACCCATTGCATCCGGTAGAACATACTTCTGCACTACCTGGAGAGGCGCGTTAAGCATCGGGGAACCCGTATCGGTTAGTTTCTTTCCGGATGTAACTAGACCGTCTAGCAGGGGGCTGATGGTGTTCAGTAACGCTTTCGAATTCATTACACCTGCGTTACGATCAAATGCAGCTGTTGCCCCAAGCTCATTCCATTTTCTGCCTGGGCTTTCTAATTCCATTTTTGCAAATATCGGCCCTGTTCGACTATTGATTTTGTAAGGGTCAAGGCCGTTAACTACAGCGCGATCAAGCGCAGAAACTTCTTCAGGAGTCATTCCTGCTCCGTATCCCATTCCATTGCTGGATGACAAAGGAGCATCTGTGCTTGGATTTTTCAAAGCCGTCAAACTTCCGTCACGGGTGCGCTCAAACACCCCCTCTGGAGTTGATATGATTTGTGCAGGAGGATCAACCCTCCCTGCACGGGCCGCATCAGCTGCGTCTTTCCCAGCCGCTATTCTGTCAGCCGTTGCTTGTGCCCGAGCATCAATTTGGGCTTGCAGATTATCACGGTGTTGCTGTTGGGCAATCATAGCCTGTTGTGCAGCAAACTGATGATTCTCGTCTCGCGCTTGTTGTGCAGCCACTTGCTGCATGATCAGCGGCACATACTGTGCGCTGAGCTTCTGTTGGTTCATCTTCTGCTCTTGCAGGGCGCTGGCCACATTACTCATGGTCTCACCTAGTGTGCCAAAGCCAGTAGGTCGACCGAAGGCAGCGGCCATCGCCAAGTACTTCTGACTGGAGTCATCCTGCGGCACAAACTGCGCAAGCATGGCCTGCATGTCAATTGGCGCACGGTCTTTGTACTGCGGCACCTGACTCAGCGGCCCCTCTGAAGGACCAACCGCAGGAGGCGCAGCAACAGGCATCGCCGGAGCAGCGGCCACCTGACTCAAAGCCCCAACGGGTTTGTCTACAGAGGCCAGCGCAGCATCGGCTTCGGGACTGCCCAGAGCACCCACAAGCTGAGCACCTTGTTGACTGGTCTGAAAGTGACGTAGCCCGTTAGTCAATGCCTGCGGGTCTTCCTTAGCCATGAACGCTAATTGTGAAGGCGTCACCTTGGACATATCTAGTCCATAACCCATGTCTTCACTCATGCTACACCTGTCTTTCCGAGTATGCTCGCAAGCGCAAGCAATGCTGATGCCGTGCTGTCCGTTGCAGTAGGCGCTACACCAGACTGGCCGCTGCCCACCGTGGTGTTGAGACCCGAAGTCGTTGTAGACTGCTGCGTGGGCAGTTTGAAGGCGCTAGCCAGCGCGGCCTCATTGTTGATTTGTGTCCACGGGTCAGTGCGAGCAGCGGATGCATTAGTAAAGCCCGTGTTAAGTCCTGTCTGCTGCAGGGCTTGCTGTTGGTCGCCAACTTTGAGCAAGGCCGCGTTGTCAGTATTGTTCAGAGTCTGATAGGTCTGTCCGAGAGCGCCAAGGCTGTTTGCCCCGGTATTGAGTGCAGAGACTGCGTTAACACCACCTGTGAGTGCAGTCTGCGCTTGCAGTTGTTGTTGCTGCTGAATGCGGGCAGCATCAGCGCCTAATGCTGTCTGCGTGAGCGCACCGCCTTGCAAGGCCGCGTCAGACTGAAGCTTCTGTTGTTGCTGAATGCGGTTTGCATCATTAGCGAATATTCCAGCCCCAGAGTTGTATCCTGCTTGCAGGGCGGCTGACTGTTGGCCCGTTATGTCAGTCTGAACTTGTGCAGCCGATTTGCCCAAGACGTCAGCGTTGCGCGTGGAGCCGAACTGCCCCGAGCCTATCATGCTGGAGTTGATTCCAGGCATGATGTTGTTGTTCCAGTTCTGATTGCCCAACTGTGCGATGTTGTCCGTCACCTGCGCGGTGTAAGGGGACATGTACTTTTGATAATTGTCAGTCCAGTCCTGCGCATTGCCTGACACGGCGTCCTGACCTCCTTGCACGTAGGGCTGAACGCTCGCGCCAGTTGTGTATGCGGGAGCCGCCACAGCGCCTTGCGCATAGTCGTTGAACTGGGCTGATGTAGGCGCAATGCTGCTCGCAAGGTCAGCGGCTTGCGCTAGGGGCTGTTGCCACACGCCCTGATCGTTGCGCACTTGATCAAACGCTGCCGTCTGGTCTGCGTTAAACCCTGCCGTGCTTTGCTGCGGCAACGGTGCACTGCTCAGGTTGGAGGCCAGCGCTGAGCCGTTGCTCGCGATGTTCTGCGTGTACTGCTGATACCAGGCGGGCAGGTCTGTGCTGGTGCTGTTGTCGGTGTTGGACTGTACCGCCTGGTTGTAGTCTTGGGTTCCTGGATCAGCCATTTTGTGCTCCTATGTACGACAGCGGCCCTTGCGCCGGGGAAGGGATTTGATCATTTGAGGCGGACCGCTTCTGCGCTCGTAACTGTTGGCGTAGCTCGTCAAGCTTCCTTGCCCCCTCGGCGTTGTTGCCGTCACCTAGCATGGCCACAGACTCTGCGTCGAAGACGTACTCCCCAGGAGACAGCGAAGCGTCTATAACGTCTGACTGACCGCCGCCTTCGCCCTGCACAAAGCCTGCAAAGGGCGCGGCCTGTGTCAACGCACCGCCAACCTCGCCGCCCTCGGCATACTTGTTGGTGGTCTGGAAATTGAACACTGGCGCGGGAATGTTGAACTGCCTTTGCATGTTACCGTAGAGCGAGTCGAGCACCGGGGTGCTGTACCCTCCGCCTCCCCCTGTTGAGACCGCAGGGTTCCAGATGTTGGTCAGTGGCCCACGAGTGCTAGTCCCTGTTGAGACGCCAGACACAATAGGTGCGGTAGTCGCTGCGGGTGCGTGATAAGCAACGCCTGTGTTAGCCGCAGCTAATCCAGGGCCAAAGCCTCCGCTAGCCCCGCCAGTTGTAGTGCCTGGAACCGGGCCTCCGTTGGGCAACTGCTTTAGCAAGTCGCTCAGAGAGGTGACGGTCTTAGTTGGCGAGGTGACCTTACCAACAAGCCCCACACCAGTTCCCACAGCAGCCAGAATGTTGGCGAGGTTGTAAGTGCCGTTGGCATTGACGAACGGATTTTTGATCTTGTCAAAGATTGAAGGGTCAGTAGTGACAGGTGGAGTTGTCTGAGTGCCGTCTGCGAGTCGCTGGTCTGTTGGGTTTAGTTCTTCAGGTGTAATCACGTCAGGTACTTCACCTGGGATAGTCTGTGTGCCGTTGGCCAAGCGTTGGTCCGTAGGATTAACTTCATCAATGGGGGTAGTCTCAGTGAGTGGCCCAACAGGTGTTGTTTGAGGTCCATTAGCTAATCTCAAGTCTGTCGGCGTGCTATTTACATCCGCCGCGTAATTAACAGCATCTGCGGTGCTCAAGCCTGCGTCAATAGCATTATTGAACTTAGCCACATCCAGGGCGTTAGACGCAGCACCTGCGGTGTCCGTAGTCATGTCCAAGGCAGTGCGTGATAATGGACCTTGAACAACGGGAGCGTCTGCGGAGGTAACCTGAGTATTGTTTGCCAGGTGTAAATCTGTCGGCGTGCTATTTACATCCGCCGCGTAATTAACAGCATCTGCGGTGCTCAAGCCTGCGTCAATAGCATTATTGAACTTAGCCACATCCAGGGCGTTAGACGCAGCACCTGCGGTGTCCGTAGTCATGTCGAGAGCAGTTCTGGACAATGGGCCCTGAGTTGCAGAGTCGGTCAATGCCGACGCATCGGAAGGAAAAAAGCTAGACACTGTGCCGGCCAAGCCACCTAACCCCAGTCCCTTCAGCGGGTCATTACCAGATACTGTTGCAGCCCCCATACCGGTAAGTGCGCCAGTTCCAGCATCAAGTATCTGGCCCGTTGCTCCCATATCAGCCAGCATAGGGTTAATGTAGCCAGGTAACAGTAGGGAGGCAATTGTACCGGCTCCCATTTTCAACCCATTGATAAGTCCGGCATTCTCACCCTGCCACTGCCAGGTCGAGGGCGTGTCCATCGGTACCATCTGCCCATTTACATCATGGTACTTAATAATGGCATGCTGGTTTGAGTCGGGTTGTCCCAAAATCTGGGACATATCTGTGTTTACTTCGTAGTAGGCTTCTGGGTTTACACCAGTCTGTACAAGTTCTTTATCAATCAAAGAGTCAATTGGTTGCCCTGCTGGGTGATAGGTAACCCCAGAATCTGCCCCTGACACGTTCAGGGTCTTCCCCCCTGCTAAAGGCAATCCCAGTGTTCCATTCTGTCCTTCAGGAGAAGTCCAAAAATTGCCCCCCGCTAAAAGCGGGTCAACCGCTTTGTGGAAGGCTGTAGAGTCTATTCCATAGGTGGCTGCGTAAGGGTCTGCAGGATTTGCTGTCACCGCAGTCTGAGCAGGAGCCGGTGATTGAACAGCAGCTTTCACCGGGATAGGAGCGCCGTGAAAGCTGCTGTCTGCCGTTGCCCACGCGCCATCACCACCATTTATATCTTGCATGTGCTTACCTCACTGATCCAATAAACCGTTGCGCCCACTCTTGCCAGCCATCAAGGCCGTCCGGAGTGGGCATGTTTGCTGCGACAAGCTCGGGCACATAGAACAGTGCACACACCCATGTCTTCCATCCCTCTTCGTCCATCGGGGCCGAGACCCCAAACTCTGCCAGTTGCTCCGCTACAATCGCACCCCATTGCGTAAACGTCATCCCTGTTGGGTCCGGGAATTGTGTAGAAAAGGCCGTCATCAAATGGCCTTTGTGGAGCGCTCGTCTCCAGGTTCTAACTTAACCATCACCTGTCCTTGCTCATAGAACCCACCCAGCGTGTTTGAGATTACTTTTAGCTTCAGTATGCGAGCCTGGTCCACAAGGTCTTGAAACGAATCACCTGGACTGATAACGTGTGAGGACAGCGTCTCGGACGCATCCTGAGCAAATGACCGTCCCTCAACATTGAGCACAATGTCGCCCACCTGATTGAAGTCAGGTTCAAACCGCATTGTGCGGGTCATTACGTCAACAGTCTTAGGCGCGTCGTCAAACGGCGTCCCCACTGCAAAGCCGATGTTGCGTGAGGTGAATGAACTCTCAACCGCCGAGACGTCTTGCCCGATGATCTTGTCCCAGCCATACTCGTGCTGATACTGTACATGAAGTTGCTGTGCGACTGGAGCTGATTGAACCTTGGCCGTGGAGGAGGCCAGTCCTGTTATCACATCATTGATCACGAAGGTACCTGTGACATCGGCTACGTTGACAGAGTTGGTCAGCACGCGCACAGCAGTGCCCGTAGCACCGGAAAGTGAGCCTGTCAGCATATACCCTTCAGTGAACGCGTGGGTCATTGACGTGAATGAAAGCATCGCGCCTGACGCCACCCCTGTTGTGTTGGTGTCAAGCGTTACTGTCGTAGCATTGTGAGAACTGACAAGCGACCCGTTGACAATGCCCGTGCCTGACGCCATCATACCGTCGACCACGCCCGTAGTTGACGTAAATGTCAGTACCGCTGAACCTGAAATTGTAGGCGCTGAGGCCTGCAAGGCCACCCCCGTAGTGAGCAGGATTGTGGACTGCGCGTCTTCAGCGCCAACCCACACGGGAAACCTAGACACCCCCGTGGGTGCGCCCGCCGAGCGTTGCTTCACCGCGTCATACCAGGTATTTTCCCGGTAGTTGAAGATGACAGCATTGCCACACTCAGTGTCTGCGCCTCGCGGATAGAACCACCAAATCTCACCCCAACGGGCCAACTTGACTCCCCACACTTTGTTCTGGTGCGCGTAGTTCAAGTTGTCGAAGAAGTAATTGCAGTTCATTTGATTGGGCAGTTCCTGCACGACGCCGTTGTAGAACAGAAAGCGATCAGTGCCTGGCCAGAAGAACTTGCCGTCATGCTCAACCACCCCGCGCTTGCTGAGGATGGTCGTAGGGTTAGACAGCGTGTCGTAGGCCCACAACTGAGTGCCACCAACAAATGAAACCCGCACTAGTGAGTCCAGTGCCCAGAACAGTCCTGCAGGAGCCTGAGCACCGCCGCGCAATGGAGCGCCGAAGATGACCTTAGTTCCCGCCACATTGTTGCTATTGGCTAGGTTTGCGCCTCCCGTAGTCCAGCCAGTGGCGGTTGAGTAGTCATTGGCGTTGCTATTGCGGATAAGCCCGTTGGAACCGTACACAAACAGGAAAGGCGCGAGCACGCAAATTCCGCCACTGGTCCGAATGTCCCCGCTGCCATCGCTAATCTTAACCAATGGGTCATTGGTGGCAATGTCTCCTGTGTAAAGGTACCCTGTTGCGTCACTAGCGATGTCTTCAAGATCAGGGGCAGAAGAGGCGATGATTGCAGAGTAAGTACCTCCCGTGGCCGAGTACATAGAACTGTGGGACCAGTTCAGTAGGGGGTCAACTATGAAGCCAACAGGCGTACGGTCTTCAATGTTGCTGGCCGCACCGTCGTTTGAGAATTGCACTCGCTGAACGCCCCACTCACTGAACAGGTGGGTGGAGTTGACCCCACCGCGACTGTCCAGCATGACTGAGCGCACCGGACCGTTGGCCTTAGTGGTCATGGCCCGGTAGCCACCCATCTTGCGCGGACGTCCCCGCTGCCAGCGCACCCACACTCCGTCTGAGTAATAGGAGGTGTCCAAATCCGTACCGTCTCTACGGACACCGGGTTGAGAGGTAAATTCATAAAGTGCGTCCACGCTACGGCCTCGTGAACACGGTGGTGCGGTCTGTTTGGCGCTCGGCGTTTTCGGACTTGAGTCCGCCCACAGAGGACTGATACATATCTTCCCAAGATGCCTTACGAGCGTCATTCTTGATAAACCTGCACGCCTCTACCATGCAGGCAGAGAAGAGAGCCTGGGGTACGTTTAGGGTCATCCAATTGCTGTCAATGGTGGCGCTTAGGGGTTGCAGCCGAGCGTAGTAGACCAACTCAAAGGCCAGCGCCGACGCGGGGGTTGGCGCAAAGAGGAAGTGGGTTGCGTTGTAGTCTGCGTAGAACTTCGGCATGTCCGTCAGCGTCTCATTGGGCCAGTAATTGCGCAGGTACTCCAAGGGGCGCAAGAACAGCGGGGCACGTTCGCCTGCGGCGTTGGTGTAGTTGAAACTGATTGTCTCTTTCCAGAAGGCAGGCTTAGCCAATGAAGGCGTCGTGGGCAAGTTTCCTGACACAACAGACTGGAAGCCCTGCTGCTTCATATCGGTGGCAATGCGGTTCTCGGCCAATGCGATAAACGTTGGCACTTGTGCGCTGAAGGCCGCATCCTGACGCTCAGCATACTGAGGGACCAACGTCATCAAGTTTGTGTACGTAAAGTCTTGCACGGATCTCCCCAATAAAGAACAGGTTAATTTTAGTTTATAAACAGTGATTCAGGGTC